TGGGTTATTACTTGGTTGGTTTTATCGGACACGTCCAATGGATGCAACGCCGGTACTACTCCAACCTTACTGACACTATCCGAAGAATAGATTTGGGCAACGTAATTCCTAATCAAGGAAACGTCAACTCCTCGTCCAATCTCTTTCCCTATCCACTTGGGAACGGAATAGTTATAACCACTTGGATCTCCCCATCCTAGACCCCCATAAATTGGAGGGACATTGGACAGTTTGTCTAAGACCTTCCTTGCTCTTTTTGAAAAGAGAGGATAGGAATGTGGGCCCCAAAGTCGTGCCAAATCTACAAAGTTATCAGGCGTTGATTTACGCCATTTGTAAATAGGAATAACTTGGCTCGGTGTGATAATTTTTGATGCGAATTCAGCGTAAAGCCCCCGAAGGGTTTTACTTTCAGACACAGGAATTTCGTGCCTATCAAGAAAATGTCGATATCGCCGGTGAAGTTTTTCTCCCCTGATGATAACATCATCACCAAGTACATAAAAATCTTCGTTCCACTCGCCTTGATTAAGGGCAAGCAGTACTAAGCCATGCGTCAAAGCGAACGAACCAAAAGAGGGACGTAAGCCCATGGGCTGACCTTTTCGCCATGCAATCATTTGTATGCTACCGGAGATGCTCTTGTACCACCAGGGAAGCCGAGAGAGCTCAGAAAAAAGAGAGATCATCGCTTGTGCCTGTGGTAATCCAGAGTAGATCTGTCGGAGCACCCCAACTTGATATTCAAGTGGGAAATGGTCCGTTGCGGAACTGATGTCCACGCTAAACCACTCTTCCCCTCGCGAAAGCGAAGCCTGAACAGCCGGAATGGCCTGCTCCTGATCATGTGTACAATCCCAAGGTATTTCCTTGAGTATACTATGTATCGAGTTGGCTAGGGGTTCTAAGGCCGCTTGCCACCACCTGTAAGGGTTAGCGACAGAGCGCAATTTTCCACCCGCTTCTTGGATGAAGCTGATGGTGCCTCCGAGCAAGCCCACCTTACGGTGAGCCTGTAGGCCAAACTTATCTACTAGACTTTTGTTCGAAAAGCTGGTCAGTTCATGAAGAACTGGCTCTAAGAACGGATAACTATCTATTAGATCGAGAAGATCCCCTCCATTAGTACCCGCTAGAAGTAATAGCGAGCTATCGGCAACACCACCAATTTCTGGTCGCGTTACAAACATATGAAGCTTTCCATTGCTAGATACACCCACGGAAGGCGTCCTACGGTGTTCGGACCAAATCTTATCCAAATACCACCTCGGTGTTTCAACCTCAGTGACAGATGGTAGTTGTAAGGTCATGTTTCTCAAGGTGCCCATAAACCTATTACTTAGGTCTACGGGTTCAGCTTGAATTGAGGAAATAAACTTCTCCTCTTGTGCCTTTGTACGATCTTCAAAAATTACTGAAGTGTACACGTTCAACAAGGACACACACTGTGAAAACAGGGTGTCGCTTTTGCGGGACAAAGTCACCAAGCCCTTATACCAGCCAATCCCCTTTGAAGGGTACTGACCTATCTCCCAGATGGGATCCAGACCTGCAACATCCCGGAGTAAGTTCGTTTTCATCGCTTTGAAGCGACTTATAGCAAACTCCCAACCAGAAGAATTCCCCCATAAAAAGAAGGCGGAAATAGTTGGAACAACTAAGTATTTTGGCAAGCCAAAACTTAGTGCTTTTCTCCATATAGCGCTTTCATCTCGCTTGGACAATTTCTTGTTCAAGATAACCTCCGTTATAAACTGATAACTTAAGTAGAGTTGGATTTGTAGCCCTTAGGGG